TACAGATTCCAAAGTTACGATAGAGCGTGGGGATGTTACTGGTAGCCTGTTCCCGTCTTACTTTGTAACCGAAGTGTCAGTGGGGCCGACCGCGAACGAGGTCATAGCTGCCGTTGCTATTGGCTTGGTGACAACTGCCAGTAGAACATTAGCAGCAACTAGAACTGCTGCTTCCGCAGTTGGATTAGCATTAACTGTTAGTAAGGGCTTTATCAAGCAGGCTTCATCAGCGATAGGTTTAGTAGTATCTGCCTCTAAAACACTGGCAGCGACAAGGGCTGCCTCGGTTGCCAGCGGGCTTATTACTTTCGCTTCGCATATCTACGAAGGTGGTGGTGAGTTTTTCTCCGTTACTGCCTCGACTGTGGTTGGGCTGGTAACATCGGCCTCCCGCACATTAGGTGCAACCCGTGAACCGTCCACTCTTGCGATAGGGCTGGCAACTTCCGCTTCGCAGATATTCGGCAAGGTAGTATCCGCAGCCGTGGCTGTTGGACTAGCGATAACAGCCAGCAGGGGTGCTGCGACATTCACCAGAACTGCATCCAGTATTGTAGGTTTGGCGGTAACAGCAAGCAGAACTTTGGGGGTTACGAGGGCTGCTTCTGCGGTTATAGGGTTGGTAACTTCAGTCGTGGTCGGTGCTGGCGATGTGTTCAAGGTTATTGTGGCTGCTGGCAGGGTTCATTCAGTCATACTGGCTGAAGGCTTTGTCCATAAAGTTAAAACTGCTGCTGGCAGGATACATAAAGTAATTGTAAATGAAGGGGGTAATGAATAATGGAAACATATTATCGTGGTGAGACTCCCAAGTTATTCGCCGTGTTCAAAACTCAGACTATAAGCGATGATGGGGTTGTGTCCGATGGGTCATTAGACGACCCCGACACTTCCATTCAAATCATCATTGAGGATAACACGAGTGATGTCGTTCAGGCGTTGACCAACATGGAGAGAGACTCTACTGGCAAGTATTCCTTTTCTGGATACACCATCCCCGTTACTGCAAACTGTGGTGTCTGGAAATACGAATGTAGGGGAACAGACGCTACTAAGGTCTCTACTGGTAGAGGGAGCTTTGAGGTCAAGGAGGAAGTCGTATGAGCGTGACATTAACTACTTTTTTGGATAAAGTCTCTATCCATCTTGACGATTACATAACAGGGACAACCGACTCGGACGGCAACACGGATAAGACTACACTCATAGATTCTTCTCTGTGTAAATATCCCGACCATTACTTTGGCGGTGCTGAAAGAAACCCCGAATGGTGGGCTTATGTAGGGACTGAACTGCGTCCCGTTAAAGATTTCATCGGCAATACAGGGACGATTGTCGTTCATAACGCCTTTACATCACAGGTATCATCTTCTACTTCTTATTCTCTACATAGATACGATAGGGATAAGAAGATATTAGCCTGCAATCTTTCTTTGTATGAAAGTTATTCCGACTTCTACTTGAGGGTAGATGACGAGACAACTTTGGACGGACTGGGGTCAAGCGACGTTGATTATGAAGTTCCATCGGACTTTGCGGAATTTCCCGACCAAATCTGGAAGAAGCACACATCGAGCGACAAGATAACCTACACCCAAATCACGGACTATGATGCCAAATTAGTAGATGGTACGTGGAAGTTCTATGCCAATATCACAAAAGACGACGACATTCTTTTAATTGGCAAGAATTACCTGACTCAATTCACCACAAGCGATGATACATCTACCACCGAACTAACCGACGGGCAGGCTAACACTGTGTCCTATCTGGCAGCTTCTATCTTTTGCAGGATGCTGGCAGGAACGGTAAACGCCACAGATAGCGGAAGGTTTGATGCTATGGCGCAGAGGTTCAGGGACTTATACAACGAAAATGCCAACAAAAGTAGAATGGGGAGGTTAACTCCACCCAAGTCGGGTTTCGACTGGGCACCCACTCAAGACAAAGGAACCCCGTGGTTGCATGAAGCATGAATAAAGAAGAGATAATACAAAATAACAAACCCCAATACCTCTCGGCACAGCGGTACAATCAACTAACCGACGCTGAGAAGTCCGAGATGAGAAAACACTTAAGGGAAGCGGGCTTTGACGTGGACGACTACGAAGCGAAGATGAAAAAGCTGTGGCCTAAAGAACATATCAGAACAAGGACTTGGAGGAAATAATGGGGGCAGATAAGTACGATTTTATTATCACTTATAGTAGCACCGATTATGAGTATATGCTTCGGCAGCAGGGCCAAACAAAAGATTTTAATATCTCCGATGCTCCGCTTACACCACAGACATTAGTAACCGAATCCGCTTCTCCGACTAATCTACAACCAGAAAGAGAGATCCAGATTTCTCAGGTAGACTGGCGTAAGGGATTTCAGGACTTCAAATTAGACGACCAATATAAGTATTACGATTCCGAAAACTGCGATGCAAGGTTCAAGAACGAGGTTACTTTAGCTCCTAAGAAATTGAGTGCTATTTCCTTTGGAAGCGAGCCAGCGACTGCCACAGTAACAGATGGTGGATTAGAGGTTTGGGATAATGAAAGTACACTTACTAATTGGACTTCTACGGGAGATGGCGTGACCATGTCTGTCACTCAAGCGCATGAGGGGACATATAGTGCAAGGGTATCCGAAAACGATGCTGGCACAATCTATCAGGATATTGATTGGGATGTTAAATATCGGGGAACATCATTTACATTCACCGCATGGTTTTTTAGCGGTAGCAGTGGTACAGAAGGATGGGTAGGCATAGATGATGGGGTAGACGAAACAGAGGGGACGGATGCCATAACAGAAACTATCACATGGCAACAAGGAACTGTAAGCAAGAGATTGAGCCAAAGTGCCACACGGCTACGGCTAGTTATACATTATGATGCCGATGTAAGCTATGTCCACCTGGATGACGCTGCCGTTACTTATGATGACTGGGAATATGGTGCAGTTACAGATATAGTGGAGTTCGGCGATGATATTGTTGTCTCAATGGGGAATTGTTTATTCAATATCGCTTCGGGTTCGGCAGTTCAAATAGGTACTTTGCCTCAAACCATCACCGATCTTTGCGTGTTTGAAAACTATCTCTACATCGCACAAGGTTGGAGTGATGAGTATTACTATACCGCAGATTTAAGCACGTTCACAGAGTGTACTCTATCTAATTCTACCGCCAAGTATATGGCTAACATCGGCGGTTCTGTCTTTCTTATCTCGGATACCAACAGCACATTAAGAAGCAGCGATAATCCGATAAACGGGGGTACGGCATTTTCAACACCGTATCAGGTTGATAGTGATGACTGGGACATTACGGGACTGGTTGACCATGAAGATACATGGTTCGTTAGAAAGCAGGACTCTGTTTATTATCTTTCTGGCAGCGATGTCCTCGAACTAATCCCCGAAATATCTTCAGAGGCTTCTACTACCTATACTTATGGATTGTATTACTGGAAGGGGAATTTATATATCGGTTCGGGTACTAATTCACTCTATGAGTATGACGTTTCTTCGGGGACGATTACTACACTTTCACCTACTAAATATGCCGTTGGCGACTCGGACTATGACGAAGAACTATTGGCAGTCTGTGGCGATGAGACATATCTCTATGCTGCTTTTGATAACGGTTCGGATATTAAAATCCTATCAGGTAGATGGGAGAATGTAGAGGGCAGTACCGACTTCTACTGGCACCCGCTTTATACGTTAAGCTCTCACAACGATATAACCTCCATGCTCATTTCCAGTTTATCAGGTTCTAAAAGGTTATATGTGGGGACGGATACTTATACAGATGGGATTATCCCCTATTTCATACCAGTGGGATATTCCCAACCCTACACTGAAACTGGGTATGAATGTCAATCATCGGGGACTTTCTACGCACCCTGGTATGTGTCTAACTTCCCCACCGAAACTAAATACTGGAAGTCGGTTGACTTTACCAGTATTTGCTGTACGGATAAGACTTCCATAACTCCGTATTATCAAATCAAAGGCGGTTCATGGACTGCAATGACGGCTTTAACCACAAGTGCATATTCAGGAGGGTATCCTTCGGAGACTACTGATTCAAGAGATATAGGACAATCTTCCGAAAGAATAAGGTTCAAGTTTGCTATGGCTGCTTCTGTGGACGAGTATACACCTATTCTCTACGGTAAAGGTGGTGCTGGGATTGTAACTTATGCCGTCCTTCAGCCAACAAGGAAGCAACAGATAACCGCCACTATTCAACTGGCACCTGAAATCAGGTTAAGAGATAACATGGTGGAAGAAAGGACTGTTTCTACCGACTTATCTAATCTAAGAACTATCTATGACGCTGGTGGGGAGATAACCATAACCGCACCAGATGAGACTACATATACTTGCGTCTTTGCCAGGGACGGATATACTGAGCAATTAGCCTATGACGAGACTATGAGAACGGAAGTCTGGTGGGTTACACTTAAGCTATTGGAGACATGATGGATGTAAAGTTTATTGTGAATACAGGCGACCACAAGGGAGATGAATACTCCTATACGTTAGCAACCATAAACGGCAAGAAGGCATGGAATATCACACCCTTATTCAAGCCAGCACCCTCCATGATTAAGAATAGAATAGATATGGTTATCGAGTGTCGGGAGCATAATATCAATAGGGCGGGTGTTAATGAACTTGCCTTAGTCAATAAAATACTCGATGAGCTTTCAGCCGTGGCAACCGAGACCGAGCCAGCCACATTAAAAGGTTTAGATAATAAGGAAAGATTTATTAAAATAGACCAGGACGGGTTTGAGGTAACAACTGAACTACTGGAAAAAGATAAATCCCCAGAATACAGAGTAAAACTTACCTGTTGGGGATTGTACGACTACTAAAATAGAATAACATCTCCCTGCTTTTTAGCGGGGGGATATTTTTTTATGCCTAAATACAAACCTTACGAGTAAATAAAGCTAGATTTGGCACTTGACAAGATTTTAAGGGCATGATTTACTTATAAGAAATCCGCGAAGATAACAGGCACAAGAAGACACCCTTAAGGGAAAGCGGATTATATAAGATAATCCGAAGGTTCTTATTGAAAGTAGGTTATGAAGGTACTCAGTTCGGCCCGCAGGTATTAAGAAGGTCGTTTGGTGTATTCCACCTGAAAGACGGTGGAAATCTTAAATCATTATCCTTAATTCTGGGGCATTCTAATATAACAACCACAGCCAACTACTACACGCCCCTAATGGTAGAAGATGTTATCGCAATTCACCATAAACATACGCCGAGTAAGGTATTCCACAGGCTGAAATAAACATGGAACTTGAAGAAAAGGAAACCACAATCAACTTCGATGAATCATCCCCCGATGCCGACCTATTAACCTACAGCAAATCACTCCAGACAAGAATAGAGAAAAGAATAGGCATAAAGCCTTATTTTAATAATGGTTATGGAGGGAAGCTCTATACCATACCTAAAAAATTAGTAACCATAAAGATACCACGCAAATATTCTGCCGAAACACGGAGGAAAATGGGTGAGAGGTTGCAGAGAAATCGCCTAATCGGTGAAAAAACCATTGGGGAACAAGGGAAATTTAGGGGTAAAAGAGTTAAGCCGAGTAATAACACCCAGAGAAGAAAAGGGGGTTAAAAATGGTAGTTTTTACAAGAGAAATCAATCAAGCGGTATTAGGGGAATACGGACTGATGGGGTTTAGATTAGAAGAAGACGACCACATACTTAAACTCTATTTCAAGGACAAATTTATTGCTTATCCGACTTCCAGTGTAACCGTAGAAGAACTAAGGACTATCTGTGAAGAAGAGATAAGGGAACTAAACCTATGTATAGAGTATTAAGAACAATGCATGAGAATCTTAAAACCTACAGGCCGATGAAACGAAGGTCGTTTAATAATCTCATTGGAGAGATGGGTGAATGTTGCAAGAAACACGCCAACCTTGATGTTTCTTTTAATTGTGAGGACACAGGGGTCTGCCCCTATGCGTGGCGATGCGAGGTTATGTACTCAGCGATATGCGATAGGATGGATTAAAAATGATATACGAGTGCGTAGTATGTGACACTAGATTTCATTACGAAGATGGCGAACATAAGAATGGTTATTTAGTCTGCCCATCATGCTGGAGCGAGGATTTAAGGTTAATAGAAGATTCATTAGAGGTTGATGCCTTTGAGATTCCCATTAAAACGCTGGCAGATGCAGACTTCAATAAAAATATATGGTGGAGAGATGAAGCCAGAATAAAAGTCGTAGACGCCGTAATAAACGCTCTTGACCCCTACGATAAAAAGAGATTGAAACTATACCAAGAGAGGAATAATCCATGCAAGGAGGTTGAATGACTACAGCAATGGCAAAGAGTGAAAAGGCATTACAAAATTTCACAAATCAAGAACTTGACCTTATCAAAAAGACGGTGGCTAGGGATGCCACAGACCAAGAATTATCTCTATTCCTTTACACGGCAAGCATGAGGGGACTTAACCCACTCACAAGGCAAATACATTTTGTTAAGCGTGGTGGGCAGGGAACAATCCAGACAGGGATAGATGGCTTTCGGTTGATAGCGGAACGAACTGGTAAGTATGCCCCTGGGACAAAGCCCACAAACTTTGAGTATGACAGCAGGGGGAATCTATTAAGGGCTACTGTATTTGGAATAAAGATAATGAATGGACAGGCATTTGAGTTTTCTGCTACGGCTAAATTTAACGAATATAAAGTTGACAGTAACCAGATATGGAGAAAGATGCCCGAAACCATGTTGGAGAAATGTGCTGAAGCCAAGTTATTACGAAAGGGTTTTCCAGAGGAACTATCAGGATTATATACCAATGAGGAAATGGCTCAAGCCGATAATGTTATTACTGAATTCCATGAGGCAGAAGAACCAAGTCAAATAACACCAGAATTTGAACAGGAATTAGAACCTGAAATAGACAATAAAAATCCCTATGCACATTTTCTTGAGATGTGTCCTGAGCATGGCGATAGCTGGAAGGTTAATAAATTTGGGAAAAGATACCATAATATCGTAGATAACCAATTCTGTAATTTCAATGACCAAATAAAAATTATTCTAAAGGCTAGGGCTGAGGAAGCTAATATGAATGCATCAAAAGTCAATGATTGGTGTAAGGAAAATTATGGTAACAGGACATGGAGCAAATTATCAGAAAAGGAACAGGTTGAAGCTCTATGGGAGATAGATAAATTGGGTGAGCAAAAAAGCTCCAATTTGCTAATAGAGGAAGCTAAAAAGTTGGGTGCGGTTGAGGTAGATGCGACCGAAGAGGAATGATGCCTAAGAATATTTACAAACTCAAAGACGGCACAGTCGTGCCAGGTGTTACCACGATAATCAATCAATTAGATAAGCCACAGCTTATTCAATGGGCATGGAAGTTAGGTTGTGAGGGAAAGGACTGGCGAGAAGAAAGAGATAGTGCTGGCGATATTGGGACACTGGTGCATGAAGCTGTCTTACATTTCTTCACCGGTGAAGCGATTGACTTGCATGACCAGACCGTGGCGAAGTGCTTTGGTAAATTCCTCCACTGGTGGAACGAAGAGATAAAAAGATTGGGTGAACCTAAAGTAATAGTAGAACAACCAATGGTATCCGAGAAATTAAAGTATGGCGGACAATTTGACCTCTACTTTGTAGATTGGCAAAGACGGGCTGATGTTAAAACGTCAAATGGTATTTATGATTCCTTTTGGTTGCAGCTTGCAGGCTATGACATACTCGGCCTAGAAAATAACCAAAAGGTTAAATGTCACCAGATACTCTGGTTGCCCAAAGACGACAGATTTGCCTGTCCCATACGGACAGACCTACGAAAAGAGAAAGGGATATTCAAGCACCTTCTTGAGATTTATAAATTAAGACATGATAATGACTGATAAGGGGTATGATAATGGGTGTAAATATAAAAAGGTCTATGCAGACTATTATCAACGTCTCCTCCTTTTTGATATAGGTGGCGGGATAGGAAGTGGTGAAGCCTATCCCGCTACCACTGAACATTAAGAATTTAATAGTGCTGGTGGCAAGAAACCAGTCCCCCTGCTTGCTTAAATGTTGAGGGGTGTACCGACAGCCAGCACAGAGCTTTCGCTACTGTAGCTCGAATGGGTTGCAGGAGAATATTCTAGCGAAGGCAAGGTGGGGTGCCAATAGACGGGTAAATGGTGAGGATACTAGATAGGCTCACCAGCCCCGCCCAGAATGAGTGAAATGAGCAAAGGAATAACTAGGCAACAAGCCGAGGATAAATTGGCGCATCTGGAGTACGCCGCATTGAATAGCCCGTATATCCAAGGAATAAGCTCTATGGGTATTGATGTGGCATTTAGAAGATGCCCTAAACGAGATGGAGGTAATATCAAGAAGGGAACTCAATGGGGGAAGCTAACCTATTGCAACTACTCTATGAATATGCCTTTATCCCGTCAGCAGGCTATTGACTGGATGATGCTGCCTTTAAAAGTAAAGCAAGCAAAGATAGCAATGGCACAAATGAAGGTATGCGCTATCTGTGGCAATGAAGAAATGGGACAGGACGACCCAATAAATCCTAGGCGATGGGGGCGTTTACGGTATCAAGAGAAACCTATGGATATTTGCCCTGACTGCATCAAAGAAATATACGAGGAGTCCTATAGACCTTGGGAAAATAATTGACTGCCCAAAAGGGCTATAAGGTGAAATGAGACAGAGAACAATACTCGCACAATTCAAGCAAGACTGCTATCTCAAGAAAAGCCGAAGCATTGCTGGAGACGCTAAATGTTGGCAGGCACGCCAAAGGGCTTACAAGTTTCTACTGGAGGCGACCGGAGATGTGGGAGTCCAAAGGCATGTACGCCTAATTAAAGGGATTCTCGATAATGCAGAACGCAATGCAACCGCCCCAAAGGGCTATTCTGAGAAGGGGGAACAATGAACAAGATTGAGAGAGTAAGAGAGAAAATAGCAGACAGGCTGTATCAGCAATATCGTGGAGATGTGGTGCCCTATAAACCACTCAAAGATGCAGATAACGACTGGCAAAGGGAGTTCAATGTAAGGGCAGCCGAAATCATGCGCATAGACGGCATAGAGGTAAGGGCAGATGACCAGAGTTTGCCTGAAAATGATTGGTGGCATAAGTATGAAACGCTATTTGAAGCATACTGTGCAGGAAGGAACGATATGCTCAAAGCTGGCTTCAAGAAGGTAGAACCATTGACTTTTACTGAGAAAGTAAACCCCTACGAGATTGCTAGTGGTGGGTTTGAGGTAGAACCCCTGAAAGGAGAACAATGACATTAGATGGAGCCATCGAGAGAAACAATAAATACCTGATAGGGCAAGGTTACGAGGGGATGATATACCAAAACAGAGACCTGGTCCAAAGCGAGGTTACAAACAAACCCCCAAACACATACAAAAGCGAAAGCGATTTGGATCTAATCACCATGCCTATAAAGGTGAAAATATCATTATTAAATCTGGCAGAACTAGAGCTTTGCATGGTTATCCGAACAGACCTTGAGAAATCTGTGGCAATGTCCATGCTGAAAGACATCATAAAGACGGCAATACGAGAAACAATAAGCCAGAGACTGAATGACTGCTCAGTTGAGGTATGACGGGAAATGCCATTAACAGACTATGAGATAGAAGCAATCGACGCAAGCCTGCACGCAATATCTCATATAATCGCCGTTCAGCACCGCACCCTGAGAATTCTTGACTGGGAAGTGGAACAAAGAAGAAGACAACAACTTAACCTTGAAAAGAGAATATATGCCTTGGAAGATAAATACCCTAGGAAGAAGAAACCACCCTACAAGAAATATACTATTTAATATTAATATTATTATTTTATTAATTATTATGGTGATTTGGGTTTATTTGCGTGAAGTGCGTGAAGTTTTACGAGTGGTTGCGTGAAATTATAAGAAATGCGTGAAATGCGTGAAATGCGTGAAATTATATGGCAGAAAGATTAATAGATAAAGTAAGGGAGGTACTGGAAGGTGCTGAAGGCAAGGTTATACACCTGAATGAACTAAGGCGTGAACTTATGTTACAGCCAAGAACTCCAGAGTGGGAGTCCATAAGGAAGACAATGCAATTGCTATCAAAGGATAGGGTTGTAAAGCCATCGGGTTTAAGGGATGGTAATTACAAGGTGCTAAAACCCATTAATTGTGTGCCGTTCACGTTAGACGGCGATGACAAAGAGGGAATATTAGATGTTCGTTTTCCTAGAAGTTACATAGATGATAGCTCGTTTGACTTTCAGGATAATGTGGAATTGTCGGAGGGAGATTTAATCTTAATCACAGGCGAAACTAATTACGGTAAGACGGGGATTGCTGTTTCATTTCTGGCAGAGAATTTGGGCTTATTGGAGGCCACAGACTTAATGGGAAGTGAATACAACTCACCAGACGGACAGATTTCACCCAAGTTCAAGCGAAGATTAAAGAGAATGAACTGGGCTAAATGGGATGATGAAAACGGAATGAGGTTCAACTTGTGGCCTATCGAGCATGATTATGAAGATTATATCGTACCGAACCATTTAACGGTAATTGACTGGCTGACCATACCTGGGGAATTCTGGATGATAGATACTGTAATGAAAACTATCAAGAACTCTATCGGCAGAGGATTGGCGATTGTCGTTACCCAAAAGAACAAAGGTGCTGAGTTTAGCGAGGGTGGGCAGAGAGCTAACAGATATGCCGATTTAGTCTTAAAGATAGACAGGTTTGGCGATGGGGAAAGTTTACTAACAGTAGATAAGGTCAAGGCTTCTAAAGGTAAATCCCCTTCGGGTAGAACATTCGCCTTTGGCTTTGCCGATTACGGGGCGAATCTAATCAATATCAGAGAGGTTGTCAAATGTCCTAAATGCTTCAAGAAGGGATATGTCAAAGTCGGGAATGAATATAAAAGATGTCCTTTATGTGAAGGCAGGAAATATATTGATAAATAGGAGGGACTAAATGAAGATGGTAAAAGCGTATAAATTGGCAAGACCCGATGGTTGGGATTTTTATACAGGGGAAACTATCAACTATCGAGAGAATATCGGGCGGGTTGTCAAATGCCCGAACGGGAACGCCAAATTAGGCATTTGCTCAAAAGGTGTCATTCATGCAAGCAAAAACCCCAACGATTGTTTTGTTGGAGCAAGGGTCCCGTGCTCTGCCTATAGAGTAGAGGGGAAGCCTGTCTGTGGGGATAAAGAGAAGTGGGGCTTTCTTGATCTTGCGGTGCTGGAGGAAGTCCACGACCTCGACAAGCTATTCGGTTGGAAGTACTCAGAAGCAATCAATCCCATAAAACCATTGCAAGGCAAAAGCAAGAAGCCAACAAAAGATGACATAGAGCTGCTACATAGATGGATTAGCATCAGAGATTCAGTCTGGGTTTCAGTCTGGGATTCAGTCTCAGTCAGGGTTTCAGTCGGGGATTCAGTCGGGGATTCAGTCTGGGATTCAGTCAGGGATTCAGTCGGGGATTCAGTCAGGGATTCAGTCTGGGATTCAGTCAGAGTTTCAGTCAGGGATTCAGTCAGGGATTCAGTCAGGGTTTCAGTCTGGGTTTCAGTCAGGGATTCAGTCTGGGATTCAGTCTGGACATATATTGGTAGCCTATTTCCGAATATCAAGAAGTGGAAATACATTAAACATAAACGAGGGGAGTATCCCTTTCAGCCAGCAGTAGATTTATGGAAACGGGGTTTTGTGCCTTCTTATGATGGTGAAACATGGCGACTTCATAGTGGCAAGAATGCCAAGATAGTTTATGAGATGGAGGGAAAATGAGGGAGAAGATAGCAGAGGTATTGCATGAATGGTATTACCATGAAATACATGAAGCTGTGGCTGATGCAGGTCTTATTACTCTTTCTTGGGAAATAATTAATCTACTCAAACAGGAGATAGAGGGGGTGGAGAATCCCGAATCTGACCGATATTCTGGATTTTGTGGGGAATGGACAGGCTTTGAAGATTGTCGCCAAGCCATCCTTGAGAGGTTGAAATGACATCACCACAGAAACTATCACGCTGGCGAGGCTCTAACTTCGAAAGGGCAATAGCCAAGCTTGTTCATGGTGTAGTCTGTGGGCGTTCTAAGGCTGTTAGGGTAGATGATAAATGGATTCAGATTAACCCACAGCGACCACCAGACGTTATCAATACGTGGGCTTCTTTTGAGTGCAAATCGAAAAAATCATTACCGAAGTGGTTTAGAGATGGCATGGTGCAGGCGATACGCAATGCCCCTGACGGGCATCTAGGCCACATGGTAATTTACGATAGGGAAGAACGCTGTAAATATATTGTGCAGAGGTTCGATGACTGGCTTGACCAGCATGAGAGATAGTTATTACAGGAGGTTTGAATGAGAGAGATTAAGTTCAGGGCATGGGATGAAAGCGAGGGGGGAATGGTTCCTTGGGGGTCTTTATTAAATGACCCTGACGACTGGTTAATTGGGATTCTTAAAGGGGAAACAGATGATATTCTCATGTAATACACAGGACTCCACGATAAGAACGGGAAAGAGATATATGAAGGGGATATAGTAACTTGGATTGAAAATGATATAGAGATTGAAGATTGTATTGTTGAATGTGATGCGCCTAACGGTGGCTATAATCTTAGAAGCGTTGAGTTTGGTGATTACAATGAAATAGATTCCAATATAGAAATGAAAATCATCGGCAATATCTACTCTAATCCCGAATTATTGAGCACAAGTTCAAAAGAATGAGCGATAAGGAGTTATGAAAAAGATACCACAAACAATAAAGCGGGAGGAATTAATAAGTCCAGGCGAATTGATTTATTATTCGCATGACTTAGATGATGGGTTTACTGGTATAGATATGCCTCCAATTTCAGATGCACATTATGGGAACCCCCTCTTTTCACTAAAACATTTCAGGAGAACATTAGAATTTCTCGGAAGACCAAATGCCTATTCGCTACTTAATGGTGATTTATGTGAATCCACATTGCGGACTTCAAAGGGTGAAATCTATAAGCAAGTTGGTTCACCCGAAGACCAGAGGGATAAGATGATAGATTTGCTATATCCGTATAGGGAGAAACTTCTTGGGGCCGTAGATGGCAACCATGAAGACAGGATATGGAGAGAGGCAGGTATCCATATCATCAGGGATATAGCTAGGGCTTTGGGTATCCCCTATAGACCAGAGGGGTTACTCCATAAGATTAGCTTTGGGAAGGGGAATAGTAACCATTCTGATAAGCCTTTTGTATTCTGGGTGTATCAGACTCATGGGTATGGAGGAGCTAGAACAACGGCAGCAAAAGCAGTTAAGGTTGAAAGAACATCTTTTTGGATACACGCTGATTGTTATTTAATGTCGCATGACCATGTGGTAAATACTGCACCATCAGTCTATCTTCTCCCAGACCCTAGAACTAGAAATGAAAAGAGCGATAACGGGGGAGAGACAGGATTCAAAGTAGGTAGGGTAAAAGCTCATAGGAAGATGCTGGTAAAAACCAATGCCTATCTTAAATGGGGTGGCTATAGTGAATTCGGGGGTTTCCCCCCTACTGATTTAGCTACTCCGCTTGTTAAATTCTTAACCCCATATACACCCTATTGGGAGGAATTACCAGATAAGCCCAGACAGGCAGTTAAGGTTATTGTATAGGAGGAGACATGAAACCCAAAACAGCAAAACAAATAAATCAAGAGATGGGGGTATTTACTGAATATTGGGCGCAATCAGGTGAACCCACTATGTTAGAGCGTACTATTTGGGAGTGTGGCAAGAAGGCAGGCATCAAGGAAGTGGTGGATTGGATAGAAAGCCAAAGAATGGCAGCTAAAACCTTAATTCAAGATGTGGGTTATGGTGTTGCAATATCGGATGAGAAACTAGAAGCCAAGCTCCGAGAATGGGGCATCAAGGAGGGACAATGTTTAGAGTAATTATGGGGATTATAGCATTAACACTAGGCTTGGTGGGTGTTATAGGTGGGCTTGTGATAGGGGATATAGACCTACAAATAATTGGGCATATATGGATAGTAGGCTCTATTCTCTATAGCCGCTTGGAGGGACAATGAGATACTTTCACACACTAGCAGATTCTACTGTTCGCAGGTTGATTCGTCAAAAGGTTACATATGGTGAGTTGAAAGAGAGGTATAAACAGCCTGCATGGTGCACTTACCCTGATGCTCTTGAAGGCGAAATGGGGTGCTGGTCATTGATGGATTTGTTCGGAATAAGGCATGAAATATCTAGGGAGTATTGCAAAAATTGTGAGTGTTTCAAGGAGGAGACATGAAACCCAAAACAGCGAAGCAACACAACATGGAAAAGGGGGTTGTTGCCTCACCAAGAGGGCATGACGCAGATTCTTACGTGCAGGGGTATCTGGATGGCAAGCAAGCAGGAATCAAAGAAGCGGTGGATTGGTTGAAAGAATATAACAAATATCGTAGGTTTGGTTTTGAAGATGGCACTTTGTTGATTTACAAAGAGGATTGGCAATCTAGGCTCAAAGAATGGGGCATAGATGGATGAAGAACTTGGATATATCACACTATCAGAAGAAGATTATGCCAAAGGCAGGTTTTTATTACAGGGTTCTATCACAAAGATATTGGAGCCGTTAAGAATGTACGGGCAGAGTGATTACGTGAATCAGGCGATAATAGAATTAACTAAACTGGCAGAAGATTGGGGAGTGTATGTCAGGGGGGATTTAACTAAGCCTATAAGTGTTGAGTATATAAGGAGGGTGAAATTAAAACCTGTAAATGTGGAAACCTAATATACGATGACCCCGATTTACCATCGGATAAATGTTACTGGTGCGTGGTAAAAGAACTAGACGATTACCGTGATAAGAACTTATTTATGGGTGGGAACTTCTATGAAGATAAAGAGAACGTAGTGGGTAATGCAGAATTATGACAATAACCCCTGAAGAAGAAGGAATACTCCACGAACTGAGGGATAATAGAATAGAGTTCGGGAAGATCCCCGTTATATTCTATTATCGGTATGGCAAGGTCGTTAGAATGGAGATAGAAAGAATAATAGAAAGTAAGGCTATTAAGCAAACAAAACTTTAATAACGATAATGCTTATTAAACAAAACCTTAAAATAGTTTAATAGCACTGGCGTTGTAAAACGCATGACCGCCCATGCTCGGAGGTCGGCGAGATGCAGAAGTAATCCGAGCCAGTGTAGATAAGGGTGTACTAATCTACAAGTTGGTGGCGTGGTGGAATAGACACCAGCCCTTATCTAATTAAAAATTAAATATTGGCCGACAGAACAACTGAGGCGAGTATCGGGAACTCGACTCGCCATTTTTATTATGTGGCACGAAGATATTTATTACTACAACACGGGGGTATTAAAGGCTGTGGCTAAATCCTATGATTCCCTGTATAGCGATGCTTCTTGGAAGCTCATATATACAGTAGCATTACTCAAAGCTGATTTTGACAGGGTCTTAACGTCTATCGGTAAAGGAAACTGGCAAGGCTGTACCAGCCACAAATTCAAAGATTATAAGGGCTTTGGGAAGCTCCAGCGAATAGTAATAGCTGATATTTTAGGAATACATGACGGCGAATTGCAGGGCATGGGGTTTTACCAATTACCACAATTAAGGGGAAGGGCTTATAAAAGAATGGTGGAAGTTCTTAACGGGCAAAAAGTCGTTCGTACGGATTTTCGCCAAAGCTAAGATTTCTGAAAATGGGCTGTTTTTTGTCCCCTTCATATTATAGAGAGGAATATTGTTACAAGCCGAGTTCACTCAGGTCTATAACAGGCTTCAAAAGTATGCATGGTATAAGGCAGGTCGGTATTTCACAGACAGGTCTTTAAGGCAGGATGCTGCGGACAATGCAGTTAATGATGCCGTAGATGAGTGGATAGGGACAGAAAATTATGATGAAGAAGTGGCGAAGCGAGTAATACAAAGCTCCCTTCGCCAAGCCTCTCGCAAGAGAAACTTAGAATCTATTGAATTACGGGAAGATGAATATGACGGCTTTCATGGATACAGGATTATTTAGATTTACCCCCCCCTAGAGCGAGTAACTCTAGGTCGACGCCCGCAGTATGCACCCTGTCCAGTTATGTTGAGGATGTCTTGACCGAGGATTAGGCAAGATGGGCGTTTCGGGGCTTATCCCCTGGACTTATACGGGGGAACGCCATAGTGCTGGTGTCCATGTGAAATAAACTATCGGTGGTACAGAAGGCGAGAATCAACCGAGCCAGCACTTACTATAAACAATCATGGAAAAGTTACCATTAGTTGAAGTTGCATGGGTAGATGCGTGGGCTGAGAGCGATGCATTGTTAATCAATGCATTAAGCGACATGAACCCAGTTATCCGCCATCATGGGGGATTTCTAGCCTATCAAGATGATGATACCATTATTTTATGTGGTGATTATTATAAAACGCCTAATGGTGATTGGGTTGCAACAGAAAGATTTATATTGCCACGTTGCATGATGAGGGGCGACATAATTTATAAGGATAATCCGTTCAGAGTAAATGATTAACCCTATTGAGATTTTAGTTTGCATTGTATGTTGTGAAACTTTTCACTTCATGTCTCGGTTTCTATTTAAAAGATGGAAACAAGGGAGGGGATATTGAGCTTTAAACAAGACGCCAGGCCCTTGGCGATGATATTTCTTGTATTGGCCTTGATAGTTACTGCCGTGCTGGAATCGGTTGGCTATCCTGTAGTCGGATGGTTCAGGTACTTTGCAATTTCCGTTATCGGTGAGTGGTTTGTAGAGCGTGGGATAACAAAGCAAAAAGGCAAGGAATGAATATAAAAGACTATCTCTGCCAATTATTAGGCTGTGGCGATGGCGAATGTCAAGATGCCTTAGCCGACTGTACAAAGAGACTAAGCAATCTTAATTTTCACTTTAGCAAATTACAGGAAAGGAATAGACAATTAGAACTATTAGTTCCTAGACCCACACCCCCAGAGATAGACTATGTTGTAGAGAAAGATACAGTATGGGTGCAGTCTGTCCTGGATGGTTTGAGATTAGGAATTATCAGGGTTCCACTAGATAGCATATACCGCATGACCAACCAAAAGAATTTCCTTAATGTCGTGGCATGGGACTGGATAGACAGCATCAAGTATGACAAGGAATTCTTTGATTGTGAAAACTTTGCTATCAGCTTTAAAGCCCATGTTGATATGTACTTTAAACTTTCACAGGTGGGCATCGTGATAGATTATAAGTCGAAGCACGGATATAACCTTGTAATTTATCCCGATGGCAATGTCCATGTACTCGAACCTCAAAGCGATGCTCTATATGTCTGGCCTAAGAGACCAGAAAAGTTTTACTCCCTTAAAGGTGCGATTGTAATAATTTAATGTTCAAATGGTTCCACTGGCCTAACTTTCTGGACACTTATCAGGAATGGCACTCTTTTGTCATAGGTCTAGCCGATGGTATCACATTCCAAAAGACGGACTGGCACAGAATAAATGATCTCTACGGGTTACATGAACACATGGACTGGGAGTTTCACTATTACAAAGGTGGTTTAATCTTCGGTAGATTAGGAATAATCGCATTTATAACAGCGATGATAGTCTGGATAATCTAATGGAGTATAAAAGATAAAACATATACAGCCCAGGAGAGCTACGTTTGCGTTATCTGTAAGAGGTCCATATTGCCAGGCATGAGGTTTAAATACGTCTGGCACGAATACAAGAAGGATAAGAAGGGGAACACAGCTCGGAGACTGGCAAAGGCGCATGCATACCACGGGATAGAACATGAATAAAGTACAAATAGGCGATGGCTACACGATAGTCAAGAACGAACATTATCATATCATCACGCCGTGCGACGAAGTTGATTTGCCTAGCGATGTATTCTGGTGGATGATTGCCAGATATTCTCAGGAGTTAACCTTCGAGGGTAACTTTACGTGGACTGAAAATTCTTATACTGGAGATGCCTATGAATGAACTTGCTAAAGTCAAAGAGGATGTTGAGCAATTAAAAGAAGATGTTGAGGAGATCAAGGACAATCATTTAAGCTGTATATTCACGGCTGTGATGATGCTGAATGATAAGGTCAAAACTAACAGGTGGATGTTCATGGGGGGTATGGCTTTATTAGGGCTTGTCATAGGCTTGGTTCAGTGCTTCGGATAAAGGAAAGCCCCACCGAAGCGGGGCTATGTGGGTCATTAACAATTTACTTGCCTTCGGCTGGAATATCCCCAGCCCAATGATACCATAGCTGGTTCAATTCGGTTTGTGCCAATTTTTGTTCATGCAAGCCAGTAACATTGGTTATGGTATTTATTTGTTTGTTGCCAAAGGCGAATTCAGCCCAACTAGCAGCTTCGGGGTGTAGTATATGTACTGTTCGCTTGAAGGATTTGCCACCATTATTACTAAACATTAGCGCATGAGTCAAGAAATACTGATGAGCAAATTCATATCTTTGCAGGTTCATCCCCGCTGCTTGAATTGGCTTTTCTTTGGTGGGTATTCGTATGTTCATTTCTCCTCCTTCCACTCATGTCCACATTTCAAGCAGACGTGAGTTTTATCTGTGAGTCGTGTTCTAACCCAGTGTGAGCCACAGTTAGGGCATTTGATTTTGTTCATTTGGCCTCCTTTAATGTCTTTTAACATAGATTAGACAACTAAATAGTATTATTCCTAGTATTAGTGCTGTTGGTAGTGCTATTTGCATTTTATGCCTCTTGCCTCAATGGTGAGAGAAAAGCTAAGTCCACATTACAGGTGAATGTGCCACTTGTCCCACAATTCCCTACTTTGACAGTCTTTTTATTGAATTTCAGGATAGTGCCTTCGCCAAGTGTGCCAGTATTCACCCTATCCCCAACCTTGAACCTAGACAAGTTAAGGTCTCGTAATGCCTGCCACCGCTTTTCGGCATCGCCCTTAACTCTGACATGGCGTAGATTCTCAGCCTTGTTTCTCATTGATTCGGCTACTTGAAGGCTCTCCATAGCCTTATCATCGGCTCTGTTCATTCTGTCTCTTAGGGGAATATGTCCAGGTTGGGTGATAAAAGCCCAATCATGGCGAACTTCAGGATGGCTATTTAATTGTGCTTCTGCTGTTTGCCTTCGTTTAGCTGCCCAGCCTTCGTACCTATCGGCTCTTCTGTCGGCTGCTTCTTGGCGATATTGTCTTATCTCTTCGGGGTCTTTTGGTTCGCAAGATGGACAAAATATGCCGATGTGCCTTTCATGGATAGCTTGTGAGCCAACCTCTAGGGTTGTTCCGCATTTGCGACATTGTCCTTGATACTTAACTGTGATTGGTTTCATAGTTCTCTCCTTTCATATTTGATACGCAAAATAGAGTAGTGTTGCCACGAATAGGACTATAAATACTTCTATCATTTCACCTCCTTGAACTTTAATATTGTCTATCTCACCAGTTATTTCGAGGCTGATGCCTGGACTGGTAAATGGTTTATTTAGCTTCCTGTTATTTCCTTGACTTTATCCTTGCCAAAATGGTGGCGGAGAAACTTTAGATTTTCCTTAGTTAGGGCTTTAGGGTTAACCTCATCCATGTGGATTCCCCCACTACAGAACTCTTTACCCCCATGAGGCAGGTCTCTTATCCACTTGGTAGGATGGCTACTACACAGATAACCCCTGTGTTTACTATTCTCGTAATAGCCAGCTACCCAGTATAGATAACTTTCGGCTAATTCCTCTTGGGTTTGAGGCTTTGGGCCTGTTAGCATTCCCTTTTCTATGGCTATGCTAAACTCTTGGATTGTGAGCTTCGTACCGTTGCAGAGTTTATAAGCCACATCACTAGCCTTGCTCATATTGGCTCCTTTCCTACCAGCCCAGGAGTCAACCTCGAAACATATTCAGTTGTTAAAGTGCCCTCATCAGTAGCGGATTAACCGCTAGACTGCCCCGGAGGGCAGTTTCGGGCTTATGGTAAATGTATATTCCGATGTTTGAGGGCGTAAGCCTTGGCTTCCTGGTAAGCCTTTTCTGTTAGACTTCTCCCATAAACAGGCTTACCGTCCTTGTATTCTATTGCCCAATACTGGGGCACAGGCTCGTAGTTACTACGATAACCCTTTGAACGCAGACTACGCCTTAGTTCAATAATGCTCCCATTACTAGGGATGCGAGCTATAACATCAGCGTATTTGGCTGCTCGCAATATCCTTTTAGCCTTGCGTTCACCATACTCTCGTTGAAACTGTAACTCCTGTTCTGTCATTTCTCACTCCTTTCAACTTGATTATGCACTCACTATATAACAATCTCTAAACCTTTGTCAACCCCCTGTTAGCTATAAGTATTAATTAATAATAATAAAATAATTAATAATAATTAATATATATTATGGGAAGAAAAACTAAATTATTAAATAAAGAATTAAGAGACAATATTATTAAGTTAATAAGTGAAGGGAACTATGTTAAAACTGCTTGCCTTGCCTCTGGTATCCCTGAACAAAGATATTATGATTGGTTGAATAAGGCTGACTTGCCTGGTGCTGAGCATGATATATATCGTCAATTCCGTGAAGAATTAAAAAGAGCAGAGCATGAGAACATAGCTCACAACCTGAAGAACATACAATCTGCTGGTGATAAGGGACTACCTAACTCATGGCAAGCATCTGCATGGATACTAGAGCGTAAATATCCTGCTGATTATGGCAGAAGAATGGAGTTAGAAGTTGGTCCCAGTAAAGTCCTCTTAGCACTCCAGGACAAGGCCAATCAATTACTACAGGACACAAAGCTATTAGACGAGGGCACTTCGTAACTTCGGACAACGTACAGTTTGCGACGTATCTTAACATTTGTATGTACCTCAAGACTATATCATAGCTAATAATAAGATAATCATGTTGGTACTGGGTGAATATGGGTGTGGGTGTGGGTGTGTTCACTGTTAGTAAACGCCATAGGGCTAAACCAAGACTACCCCGCCTTGTGTGTAGAAAGATACCCCACCCGCTCCAGATTAAGATTTCAATTACTTAACATAATAACATCATGTAAACCTTTGGGGGTTTCACAGCTAATTTACAAAAAACAGGGGGTAAAGAGACATGGGGCAGGAAAATGTACGGCTTAGACCCCGAAAGGGCTTTCTTGAAGCTCTGAGGGGCATTAGAGACGGAAATTAAGGAGGGTTAATGGTAGAAATGATGGGGGTAAATGAAATCCTGACTACGGTTTTTGCGTTTATCGGGTTCTTCGTTAGCGGTGTTGCTATTGTTTTGGGGATTCTAGTGTTATACCACAAGATAAAGGGGGAATTATGAACATTTGTGAAGATTGCATCAAGAATGATGTGTGCAAGTATCGGGCTAAGGTAGAGAAGTACGAACAGGAGACCAAGTTGCCCGCACCGTTGGAGCCTGAGGTTAAATGCAGGCATAAGCGAACCGAGCCAATTTCTTGGACTTATGTATCCGACGGTACTACTACGACAAAGATTAACTGTCCAAGCACGTGGAGGGATATCACAACTTGGCCTGATGTTGGCAATGACTTAACTCTTACGGCTAATACATAGAAGTAATGAACAATATAAAGAACATACTATCGTTTTTAAGATTTTGGGATATTCATCAGGGCAGGTATTTCATGTTTCACATTGACAATGGAGTTATACGGATATGGCGAGGAGACAGGCTGAATTTTTACAGGAAGCCGACATGGTTAGAGTGGTTACTACTGAGTTTACATGGAGTAGAAATTGGCTGAAAGAAACTTAGGATGTAAAAACTGCGGGCAGAGATGGCTACGCAAGGGGGTGATAAAGCCTTTCATAGACAAAAAATAGGCAGACAAGATAAAGGGGGGATTAAATGAGACCAAAGAGAGACGGTAGCGGTGGTGGCAGAAGATTAAACAGGGGAAGAAACGGATGCAGAGTTACACGCCGATTTGGGCGTGGAAGGAGATAAGAATGAAGAAAATCATATTAGGGATATTAATAGGAATTCTTTTACTGAGCGTTCCCGTATTCACGTCAGCGAATTACTGTGAAAGATGCTGTTATCTTTACGATGTCGTTAAGTATTATCGGGTATCGTATTTTGACGCTAATCACGACTGGGTAACTGAGAGTGTAACGGCGTGGACATCTGAAGAAGCGGCCGACAAATTGGGATTAGAGGCAGGGAAGAATTGTTTTGTCGGGTATAACGGCACTGATTTTGAACCCATTCTGAGGAGATACAAGGTTTCATACTTCAATGATGAACACGAATGGGTTTCCGAAACGGTGGAGGCTGAGTCCAGGGAAGATGCGGTTTCAATGGTAAACCCCTCTGGGGGATACCTTGTGGGCAAGGTTTGAAATTCAAGATAAAGTCATGAAATACTGATGGGTTATTTAGAGGCGCAAAGTCAAGTATTCAGCCTTGTGGACTACATCCCCACCGAGGCGCAATTTGAGATTCACAAGGACAAAACCAGAAATAAGCTAATCGCTGGCGGGGAGAGAGCTGGAAAATCAAAGGTAAACTCGAAGGAGCTTCTATATCACTGGTTTGTTGAGGTCGCTTCTAAAAAGGGGAAAGGTTTATATTGGCTTTTAGGAAACGATTACGAAGCGTGTAGGGGGGAATGGGAGCATATAGTAGAGGACTTTCAGAAAATAGAGGTTTTAGCCAAACCCCCAACTAAGAACATAGATCCTGGCGAGATTCTCCTGCAGGATGGGACTCAGATTCTTACCAAGTCCGCAAGGTATCCTGAGAAAATCGCCACCGTAGCGCCTAACGGTATTTTAATCTGCGAGGCTGCCCAGATTGACTATGACACCTTTCTAAGAGCGTGGACAAGATTAGCGGAAAAAAGAGGTTGGTTGTGCATGGCGGGGACTTTCGAGCAGGAAGACTATGTTAGCTGGTATAGGGAGTTATTTCAATTAGGCCAATCGGCTAATAATCTGGCATTAAAGTCCTTTTCTCTTCCTACGTGGACTAATACGTTTATCTTCCCTGGCGGGAGAGAAGACCCTGAGATTCTAAAACAGGAAGCGGGGATGTCGCATGACAGGTTCATGGAAAGGTTCGGGGGTGAACCCTGTCCCAGAAGTGGCAGGGTTATACCTGAGTTTGCCAACCATGTCCATGTGAAGGAAATCCCGTTTAACAAAGATTTACCCGTTCATATAAGCATAGACCCTGGATATAGGGGAGCGTGTGCCGTTACTGCGATACAGGATTACGGGGATTATCTGGCGGGGATAGACGAAGTTTACGTTACCAACGTTATCTTAAAAGACGTTATCACGATAGTTAAGAAAAAGCCCTGGTATGACGCTGTTACTCACTCCGTGATAGACATTGCTGGCAAGCAGCATCAAAGCGGGTTGATACCCGCCACGGAAGTATGGGCTGCGGAAACTAATAACAAGATCGTTCCCGTTAGTCATAAATTACAGAGTCTCGAAGAAGATGGAATAGATTTGTTAAGAACCCACTTGCAACCCCACCCGATAACTGGACAGGCGGGGATATATCTAGACCCCAAGTGCAAGGGCATGATAGCCGAATGTGGCGGTGGGATGTCTCCCGTAGATGGTGGAGGGATGTGGATGAGGCACAAAGACACCCGCAAACCCCTTGAAAGGGACAACCATGCGTGTATGACGTGGATATATTATCTATATGACAAATTCGGGTTTACTAGCAGAGACCTCAAGTTCACCCCCGTATTAGAGTGGGGTGGCAGTAGAACACCCAGAACATTTGCGAGGACGTGACTATGGCACAAATAGAAGAAAAACCGACAATAGACGAAATCAAAGACAAGTTCAGCGCATACGAGAGATATTACGGGCGTTTACATCAAGACCAGAAGGATATAGACGATTATTACGAACTAACTTTCGACCCTGGTGTACCTGCCGAATATCCCGTGCGGATGCCCGACACTGCAAGAAGTTGGGTTGACGCTGGCGTGAGGCATTATACGTTGGACAATCCGAGGACAAAGTTCTTCCAACGGAACAATAGCGACGCTGCCAGAAATCAAGTTGCGCTATTGGAAACCTTTGGTAATTTCTTCTTGAGATTATACATCCAGACGATTAAGGAAGCTGCTAAGAAACTCCTATTAAGGGGTGAAGTGTTTATAGAAGTCGGGATGGACGACACCTATTTAGGGGAGGACAATGACGAAAGATTATACCACTTCCCCTTGACGATGAACGTACTCGACCCGATAAATACCTATTGCTCTCCCGCACATAGCGGATTAGTGCCCAGGGATATTATCAGGTCTTTCAAGATTACGGTTGCAGAAGCGAGGGCGATCTGCGAGGAAAACAACTGGGACTGGACACCCGATAAGGAAGACGACAAATTAGTAACGTGGTTTTCGTATAAAAGTCCTCAATGGCGTTGCTTTATGATAGATGATGACCCCGTGCTTCCCGACGAGGTTCAACCGAACATATTGGGTTTTACAAACGTGGTTCATATAAACGCTGGAGTAGGGCAGTCGTCCTATGAAGGGAAGCCCGAATACTTATACAGGTCAATCATCTGGCCTAGGAAGGATATGCTGAAACTGGAGGCCAGAAACCTCTCCCAAATGGACGCTATTCTGGCGAGGTATGCCTGGGCGAGATATAAAGCTACTTTAGGCAGAGCCAACACGGATATTATCAAACAACTATACCCCGACGGTAAAGTACCCACCGACCCGTCAAAATGGTTGTTCGACGTAGCAAACGAACTCACCACCGAAATCATCAAGGGCGAAGACCCGCCTATGGGGTTGTTCAACCAATTAGCAATGATTAGGGAATACTCCAGCCCGCCCGCCGTGTTAAGCGGGATGAGACCGACGGGGGTGTATTCGGGGCAGCATCAGGAGACTCTATTAAGCACCGCTAAACCGATATACAAAGACCCGTTCAAGAACCTAGAGGACGGTTTAGCCGTAAATGTAGGCATGGGGTTGAAAATTCTAGAGAAAGTCTACAATTACCCCGTCCAATTAAAGAACCTCTCCGACCCAGATGTTAAAGGTTATCTAAGATTAACACCCAAAGATATAAACGGACACTATGATTGCGAGGTTGAATTATTAGCCGAACCCCCAGAGGCGACTGATGCCAGAAAATATCTCGGTGCTAATCTCAGAAAGGGTGGGTCTATTAGCGAAAGAACAGAACTCAAAGAATACCACGATATGTCCGAGAAGGAGATGATGGATGAGATGGCACAGAAATATGCTGAGAGGGGCTTGAATTCAATGGGTGTGTTGGACGCTATTGCCAAAGATGCCATGCAAAGACTGGGAATGGAGAAGGAATTAGAATTACTGGAACAGGCACAGGCCAATGCTGCCAAGAACATACCTCCTCCGAAAGAGGGCGAGGGTGTCCCGCAGCAGGAACCCAGAACAAGGGGGAGAATAACCCCTGGGGTAGAGCCTTCTACAACACCACGTGAGGTAGAGATGGCAGGGAGATTAGCCGAATGAATGTTGCAACATTAGCGATGCAGAAAATGACTCATGTTCTGCAAGCCATTGATGACAAATATAAAGAATACGCCACAGAACCTTATGGAACACGCAAGGCCACTCCTAAAGAGCAAATGGAAATGTATAAAAATCTAACCGAAGCCCAACTTTACGAATTGGTAGAACAACATGGCATAAACGAGGTAAACAAATGGCTCTACAGAATGGAGCAGAGGAGTAAAAATGGCTGAATGTTATGGGGGTGTATGCCCAACCTCTAATTACCAGTATTCTGGAGGACAGGGTGGTTGGGGTGGTAGCGGCAAGCCTGAAGAATACTGGCAGGAACAGGCAGATTTATTAAGAAACTGGGCTGGCAATCCTGAAACACTAACAATGGCCAAGACGCACCAATTAGCCATGCTTGGGCCGACACGCTACAGGTCTTTATACCCTGAAGTTTATCACACCTTCGGCCCCACAGGTTCTATGCTTCCTAGATTCTGGGACGAAAAGCAAAGGATAGCAAATTTACGGCAGTTACAGATGGAGTATTCGGGGCCAGAGGGAGCCATGATAAGGTGGTTAATAGGCAATAGGGTGAAGACATTAGAATACGACCTTGCCAAGCGATATGCTCGTTCCGAAGTACGGCAACCCGAATATGAAGAGGCTCCGCCCATTCCGTCATGGATGGAACCTTATGTTGAAACAAGAACTGTCCCTGTAAAAGAGGGACCAGGTAAATCCAGTAGAAGGCGTGGGGGAGAGAAAACCAAAGAAATCAAGGTTTTACGTCCATTAGGGGCACAGACTGAATTAACGCCTGACCAGATGGCTTATATGGCTGGTTATGAAGCGTGGCAGAAGTCTGGTATGCCCACACAATATTCGCAAAATGCTTTACTTGGCATGTCCCAATTAGAAAGATACTGGCAACCCCATACTACATTATCGCAAAGTCTATTCCCCAGACAGCAAACACAAACGCCCAGATGGGCGATAGCGAGGCAATGATATGCCAGAGAAATTTGAAAGATGTGTAAAACGTGGTGGCAGGGTAAGAACAATCAAGCCAAAAGGTAAGGAGAGTAAGACATATATTCATGTCTGCTATCCTAAAGGTGGTGGGTCGCCAGTAAGGGGAGAGGTTAAAAAGAGGAAAAAGAAATAAATGGGACTTAAATGGTGGCAAACAGCAGATATAGTTACACGTGAAGCCAATGTGACACGTTCTAAGACCAATAGCCTATTGGATAGGCTGGCCAGGCAGACAGAGGCACGTAAACAGCGATTGGCAGAGGAGGAACGCCAGAAGAATATACGCAGTGGTGAATTGGCTAGAAGTTATGCTCTTGCAGAACAGCGTTACAGTGCATGGGATGAGATAAGGGATGCCAACAGAAAGTTGTTAGACCTGGGATATAGTGTTGATGGCCTTATCCCTATTAATCAATCTTCTATTAAACAACAGATAATGTCTGGCAGGTCTTGGACTGGACAGGTTGTCCAGCAGGCAGAGGCAGCAACAGCAGAAGCCAGGAGCAAGGCTATAAGGGATGAGGCAGAGGATTGGGCTAAGTGGGAGACACGTCAGGTAGATGTAAATTGGGCAGATTATAGCCCCGAACAAAAGGAACAACTAATCAATGATTGGTACGACAAGGTTGAATCTGGTAATTTGCCCGCAGAAACGAAAACAAATATTGAAATCCCCCAAGAGGGGGTTGATTTGGGTGATGGGTTTAAGATTCTCCCAGATTATTCTGTGGTTGATGCAACTAATCAAACTGTTGGCACGTTAGACCCCACAACTGGCGAAATAAAACCACAGGGGGTAAGTGCTGGACAAAAGATTAGGAATTTCTTTAGTGCTGTATGGAAATCTATTCCCCTCAATCCGTATTACTGGATGTCCCCAGAACAACAGCAATTAAGTGACTATAAACATCAATTAGTGAGTTGGGCCTCTAGCCATAATATAACTAATCCCGAACAGTGGGTTGAGGACTTAATGGATAAGCCCACAAAGGATTTGACAATAGGCCCGATAACAGAGGAGGAGTTAGAGGAGACATTACCATTACCTACATTGCCCCCTGACTATCTTTATACTGCACCGCAATTAGGACTTGGTACTTCGTTAAGCAAGGGTGAGCAATTTATTGGCGAATGGATTATGCCAGTATTAACACTGGCGTTAATGCCTAGTGCTGGTGCAGTCAGGAGTGCATTACAACCAATAATAAAAGGTGGGGGGGTTGCAGGCAGAGTCGCACAGGCTGGAAGGGTTGCCTTAAAACCCATCGAATTATATGAGCAGGGAGTTACCGCATTGATGAGGCTGCCGTCAAGGGCTTTATCAACTGGTACTCAAAAGATTCTGAGTGCATATTTAGACAAAAATGCAAAGCGTATTGTGGGTATAGCTCAGAACGTACCTACAAAGGGCGGTAAGCCCGACCTTAGCCACCTTACCACCAAAAACAGATTATTGTATAAGATATATACCCTTCATAATGAATATTTGGTTAGGCAGGCATCTGCGTATTTAGATGCAAAGAAAGCAGCACTCAGAGCCACAAGAGTACCTGAAGAAAACGCAGTACGGTTGTTAAATGAAGGCATTGAGGCTACCACCAAGACAGTTGATAATATCGTTGGGGCTGTTCAAAGTGGCAAGGAACTAACCACAGCTTCTATAACAGGCTTGGTGGCTAAAAACACTCCACAGGAGTTTGTTAGTGGGATAAACAACATAGTCAAGGCTGGCGTTATCGGGGTAAAAGAAGCTCTTGTTACACCAAAACCCAATGCCAAGACCCAGATACTGCAATTAAAGATACAGCTTGGCAGAAAGCAGGAATCATTAGAAAGATTAAAACTCTTTGAACCTAATGAAACTGCCGAGATAAAAGCACAGGAAGAGATGGTTAAATATCTCCAAGACCAGATTGGGGAATTAGAGGGTGGAGCAGTAAAACCTACTGCACCCACAGTAGAAGTTACTGCTCTGGCAGAAGGCGAAACGGTAACAGGTGAAGTCCTCGAAGGCGAGGTCTCTATGACAGGGCTAGAATCAAAGGAGTATGATGCATTAAAGCAACTCCGTACATTAAGAACAAGATATGCCAATCAAAAGATAAAGTACGAAGATGTTAAGAAACAACTCATTGATTATGTGAAAGAGAATCTTCCCAAAGAGGCTCAGGGGAAAATGCTGGCTTCCGTTAAGAATGTCAGGACAGAAGCGGGTTTGCAAAAAGCATTAAACCTTGCTGATAAATATGCGGAACAGGCAGCACAGAAAAACCTTAAATCACAGATAACCAAAGAATTAAGAACCATAACCCCCAAGAAGCAGGTTACTGGATACCGCTATGGTAGATTTACTGCTGAAACCCAAAGGCAATTAACCGAAATTAAAAAGAATACCGCAATGGACAGGGAGGCTGCTAAATCCCAAATTCTGCAAAATATGGAGGCTGCGGAAAATGGGAAGATGTCCTTTGAGGAAGCTGATAAAGCTAATGAGATATTGGCCTATTCTGGATTAAAAGGTATGTCTTCTGGGGAATTGGCCGATACGCTCCAGCAAATTAAATCCCTGAAGGAAACAGGTCGTGGGTTAAGGGCTGCCGAAAAGGAAGCAGAAGCAGAACGGATAGAAAAATTAAGAACCGATGTTATTAATACTGTAACAGGTGGCAAGGGCATAAAGCCTGGTGTTGGTACTATTGACACGCATGACTTATGGGCTAGAGAGGGCAAGGTTAAGTCTTTTGTTACTAACTGGCAGTATGGCATGGATGATATTTTTGATAAGGTAAGTAGATTTGATAAATCCTCCAAGCCATTCCAAAGTCCAGTAAGCCAGATTGGTTTTAGTATGCATACCGCACGGAGTATCAATCAGGCGGGTATTCAGAATTGGATAGACGGTAAAACAGCCGATAGGGTCAAGGAAATATATGGAATAAAGGGGAGAGGCGAGCTTCATAAATTCTTGGGGCGATTGGCCACTGATAAGATTGACATTGGTACATTTGTTAATACCGAAGGTAAGCAATTAAAGCTATCTCTAACCAAAGACCAGATTATCCAGAAATACTTAGAACTCCAAGACCCGACACTTGATGAAACATTTAGAGTGGGTATGAAATGGACGGATGAGATGATGAGTGCCGTCAGGGATTCCATGACGGCAGATGATATTGAATATGCCAACTGGCTGTCAAAACAGTATGTTAATGATTATGGGAAAACTATAAAGCCTGCCTTTGAAGAAAAGTATCACATTCCTCTTCCTGAAAATCCCCACTATGTTCCATTAAACAGGGAATTGGAAGGTAGTTATTATGAACATATCCTAACAGCACAGGATAACTATAGATACGCTGGTGTTTCTAACAACAGCCTGAAGGCTAGGACTAAAAATAGAATCCCCTTGAAGTTTAATGGGGCTACCCAGGTCTGGGTGCGCCATGTCATACAGATGGAACATTTTAAGGCTTTCTGGAAGCCAATGAAGGAAGCCCGTATGGTGTTCCGCAATCCCGATGTTAGAACCGCCATCAAGCAATATCATGGCAATGATATATTAAAGCATATAGACAGGCATTTAGATGACATAGCAAGAGATGGGATTGACAGGGCATTAATAGTACAAAGTATTGATAAATTAAGGGGGCATTTTACGCTGGCTGCTCTAGGCGTTAAGGTAAATGTTGCCTTCAAGCAGGCATTATCCGTTCCCGCTTATTTAACCTATGAGCCAATGCCTATTAAAGACTTCTTTACTGGGGTTGCTGATTTCTGGAAGCATCCAAAGTCAAGCATTAATGAGATGAGGGAACTATCGGGGTATTTCACCGAAAGATGGGGAAGAGGACATGAAAGAGATGTTAGGCTAGTCAAGGAAAAGGATGTTGCGGGAAGGTTATCCAATGCTAAAAACTGGCGTGATTTATTGATGTTGGGGATACATAAAGTGGATACCGCAGTTACCCAACCTGGGGCATGGTCTGTATATAAATCCATGCTCAGGCAGGGGATGTCTAAGCAGGAGGCAATCACCCATGCAGAGGTAGCAACTAAAAGAAGCCAGCCCTCGTTTGGATTAGAAGACATGGCTGCACTTCGCAAACATGGTTCATGGGGGAAATTGTTTACCATGTTCCAGAGCCAGCCCAATAAATACTATAGATTAATAGCCGATAGTGCCAGGAATCTAAGGGCAGGTCGTGGTTCAAGGGGAAGAAACCTATTAAATATTCTTTTAGCCTGGTGGGTATTACCTGCTATGTTCCAGTTGGTATCAGATGCCTTTCAATGGAAGAGTGAACATCAGGCTAGGGTAGCGATACTTGGCCCCGCTAATTATCTTCTGGCAGCAGGTCAAATACTGCAATCAGCATACGGTTGGATTACTGGTGAACCATTCCCTGCTGAGGCTAGTCCCGTTTTCTCTACATTAAGGGAAATGCAGTATGCCCTCACTGGTACTGTTAATCTAATAGAACAGGGCAAAGACCCCCTTAAAGATGTTGATACAGAATACCTTGTAAGAACAATAGAACATTACGCAAAGGGTGTAGGACAAATAGTAGGTGTACCCACCCCCTATGCGGTACAAATAGAACGCATGATACGAAATGCCGATTTACGGCAATTAGTATTCTCCGAATACGCATTGAAAAACGAGGGTGATGCTGTGGGAGCATTGCAAGATGCTTATGCACAAGCATACGGATATAAGAAATGGGCAGATATGCCAGACAACCTAAAGGAACATTTCTACGAATTAAGGCCAGACCTTAAATAACGAAACTCCACAGAATCACAAGTGCTGGTAGCCCTAAAAGGAATCCGAGGGCAAGTTTCCACCCAAAACTAAAGTCTGTAATATCCTCATCACCACCATGCCCAGGCTGTAAGACGTGTGCTATGGCTTCACGGTGTCTTAATTCCAAAATGAGCCAAACGGCATAGATGGTTGTCCCCAGACTTAACAGTATTTTAGCCCACAACATTTTATTCCCTCATTTTCAAACTATCACCAAAAGAATTATTTGTCAAGTTTACGAATAAAACCCTCCCTGTGGGTCGAACAGGGAGTTTTATTATCCCCCTCAAGGTCGAGATGGGGGTTTACTATCCAAGAGATAAAGGAGATTGGAAGTATATGGAAGAGCAAGAAACGGCTCAGGTTGTAGAGGACGAGACTACTCAACCTGAAGGCCAAGTTGAACCTCAACCAACTGTCGAGGAGCTTCGGAAGCAATTAGACGAAGCCAGGCAGGAGATAGAGCGCAAAGAGGGCGTTCTACAGCAAACAAAAAGAGACCTGAAGGAAGCACGGCAAAGAGGTGCTTCACGGTCTGAGATTGAAGCGTTGGGTAAACGCATCGAGTCTCAAGAGGAATGGCTTGCGGGTGCCCTGGACGATATTGCTACAAGAGTAGCGGGCGACTATGAGGAACCGAAGCCGTCAAGGAAATCCTACAAACAAGAACTGGAGGAGCGCAGACAGAAATCCAAGCCTGAAGAACCCAGGCCAGACCCAGACGCACAGAGGTTTTTGAACTACTGTGACGCTATGGATTTGCATCTGGATTATGAAGATTTGGATGCCTGTGATCCTGCGGTGAAGGAAGCCCTTAGCGAAGGGCGGAGCTTCAAGGAAGGATTGAAATACCTTAAGGACAAGATGAAAAACAACAACGTGGATATGAACAAGCTGTTAGACGAAAAGCTTAACGCCCGACTTCAGCAAGAGCGCGAGAAGTGGGCTAAGGAAATGGGCTTAACCTCTGAAGGTGCTGGTACTCCGTCTGGGTCTAGTGGCAGGTACTTTACTCGGAAGCAGATAGACGATATGTCTATTGAAGAGTACAAGGAAAAGAAGAAAGACATAGACGAAGCGATACGACAGGGCAGAATCAGAGATTAGGAGAAATTAGATGGCTAACGACCCAACCTATGCGGAACTCAAGAATAGATTTTGGATACCTGAAAACTTCTCTAAGAACGTTATCATGCACACCATGTCTAATCTTGTGGTTGCCAATGCCGTTAACACTGATTATGCCAGAGATGCAAAGTTGGGATATAACGTCAACATTCCCGTTATGACCGAACCCAGTGCTGGTTCGGTTACGGCTGGAAGTGAGTTGACCGCCGAGGACGCTACCACTACGGGTAAAACCATCACCATTGACCAATGGTACGGTGTCCGTGTGGAAGAGAGCGAACAGGAGATGATACAAGACCACGTTAAGTACCTTGAAAAGGCTGCGGAGTCTTGTGCATACGCCATTGCCAAGCAGGTTGATACTGCGCTTGGTGCTTTGTTCTCTAGCTTAGGTGGTTACTCCACTTCGGCTTACGGGAGTGACGGGCAGACATTAACGGATGACATCATACTCGCCTGTATGGAGACATTGGACGAGAACGATGTACCAGAGGACAACCGCAGTATAATCTGTGACCCGTCCTCGAAGTCAGACCTGTTGAAGATTGATAAATTCGTCAGGAACGACTACATCCGTGGTGAACCCATTGCAACTGGTCAGTTTGGTAATGTCTACAACATGAAGGTGCTCATTACCAACAACCTCACTGGTGCGACAACTGGTAATTACGCTTGTATGCTTCACAGGGACGCTCTCGGATGTATAGTCCAGAGTTCACCCTACACCCAGCGTGTAGAGATGCCCTGGGAACATCAGGTGATCTACCAGGTCAAAGTGGTCTACGGTGTCGGTGAGCTACGAGACACGTTCGGCGTTCCGTTCTACACTCGGAGTAGCTAATGCCGATTTATCCTTTCAAGTGTTCCGAATGTGGGCATGAGGAAGATGTATTGTTGAGCAGGGTAGTAAATTCGCTATCCTGCTCGCAATGCAGGGGTATTTCGGTCAGGCAAATGACTTCCCCTGCGGTGATTAAGGTTCAAGGAAGTTGGAATACACCAAGGGGAAGGTGGGCTAGAGATTGGAGTCCCCAATCTCCGAAGTTCCATGTTGGTTCACGTCACGGTGAAAAGTATTAGGTCGAAATCTGGCTTACTCCTAGAGCCGTCAAGTCTAGGAAATAATATAGGAGGATTAGGATGTCACAACAAGTAAGAATTGCAAGGGATTTAGTATTTGCTGGATATGCAAACCAGAGTGCTAATATCAAGGGCAATGCCATGATGGAGAAAGTCTATCTCCATGACCATTTCATTGCTGACCCAGACGAACAGGATTGGGTAGAAGAAGCAAGCAATGGTTCCACAATTGCACAAGCTGCTGCTAACGGGGGTACAGTGACCATCACTACAGGTGGGACGGATGATGATGTGGGTGAATTCTCTCATGCAGCACAATGGAGTGGCTCAAAGAACTGCGTCATGGAAGCCAGGGTGAAGGTAGACGACATCACCACAGTTGGACTCAATGTCGGTTGGATTGACGCTGATATGAGTGCAAACGACCAGATATGCTATGAGCTAGACGGTACTAATGCACTGGTTAATGCTCGTGGTAGTGATGGTGCTGCGTTTGTTTTTGACACTGACGCTGGCACTGATGTTTGGTATTGTGCTGCGGTTAAATCTGATACCGAGGGTACTCCCGTCACTTTGGCTGGTGGGACTTATGGTGCAACAACCGCACCAGTGAACAACACCTACGCCAATTTCAGGGTAGCTCTTGATACCAGCGGAAATGCTACTTTTTACTACAATGGTGAAGCAGTCGGGTATCTGCCAGAGTGTTGTACTGCTGCTACCTTGATGTGTCCGTATGTAGCCATTGTCGCTAGAGACGGCGTAGCAAGGGTAGCAACTATTGATAGGATAACCTGCTGGCAGGACGAATAAGGTCGATACACTCTTGTGGTTAGAGTGGTTTCGGAGGCTCACCACGTTAAAACAAAAGCCTTTAACAAATAACTAAAGGAGGAATCAAATGTCTTCAACTGAAATTAGGGGAAGGGTAGCGGTAGATGCGAATGTTCCCAATATGGCTGACGGGTTTCCCGTGGATGCAAGAGCATTTGTAGACGGAACACTCAGTACGATGCCTTGGGATTTGCTCAAAGTGTTGGAGGGCAAGGTCTACCAGATTCAGATTGGGGCGGAAGATGCGCCCGTAAACTCCACTGCTGCCATTGACGATGAGTTAGTGTGGGCGGTAGTGGATGTTTCGTCTGCAAGCACGATGATAATTCCCATCTATGCAGAGGTTCATGTAGCAACGTGGACAACTGCAACTCTGATAAACGTCATGCTTGAAGCCGATGACGCCAAGGCACGTTACAGTTCTGGCGGGACAGCGTTTACCCCTCTCAATTTGCATACTGGGTCTAGCAATACATCAGCTTGCACTGCGTATGTGAATTCTTCTACTGATGCTGGTGTTACGGTGTCAGCCAAGACATCAGGCGGGTCTATTGAGTTTGCCCGCCTGCCTATTGGTGAGGATGCCAAGGCTACGGCTACGGCAGATGAGAAGTACTTTGTGTGGAAGGGCGATGTATGCCCACCTGTTATACAGGGTGCTGGCTCGCTACTGCTGCACTTTGGTGCTACGACTGCCGATGTCACTGGCTATGGTCTGCTCAGATGGATTGAACTAACGGTTTAATCTATGGCGAGGCTTTCGGGGGTTGTGCCTCCAAACAACCCCTAACTTTCAAATGCAAGATTTCATACTATACACCTGTGCCTATCTGGATGTGATGTCCAAAACCATCACTTCGGTAGAGAAATTACACAAGACTGATCACACCTTTGACTGGTGGTTTGTGACTGGGGATGCATTGATAGCCCGTGCAAGAAGCGTAGCAGCGTATAGATTCCTTACTAGAAGTGACGCTCCGTACATGATATTCCTCGATGCCGATATTGTGTTCGAGCCAGAGGATGTAACCAAGATTCTGGACGAACTCAAAAGCGGGAAGGACGTTATTGCTGGATTATACGCCATGCAGGGTGGAAACCAAATAGCCATCTGCGACTGGGAAGACCAGCAGGTTCCGCTGACTGGCGAGGTTTTAGACGTAAGGTATGCCTCGACAGGATTTATGGGCATAAGCCGAAGGATATTAGAGAAAATCAGTAAAGATATGCCCCTGTTGCAGAAGGACGACTGGATGACCTGTTATCCCTTCTTTGAGACCAGAGTTTACGACGGGTTCTTCCTGTCGGAGGACTGGGACTTTCCACTCTTATCTAATACTTCTGTGCTTATGCCTGATTTCAGATGGAAACCCTTGGGGGATTTTGGAATTGGTGACGAGGTAATAGGCTTCTCTGCCCCATCAGCCAATCATCGTTCTTATCAGGTTGCGAAGGTAACTGATGTGGTTGAGCAAATCCAAGATGCTTATAGGGTTATTACTACAAATGGTGAGATAATAGCCACAGCAAAACACCCGTTGTTGGCAAGTAGTCCTAGCGGGACAGCTACGAGATGGCTTACTGTTGAAAAACTACACATAGGGCAACGCCTTAATACGCCCATAGAACCCTTCCCTAATCCCAATACTGGCAACACAGAATACAAGGCGGGTTATATTAAAGGAGTTTGGCAGGGTGATGGAGCCATTAACCCAAGAGGTTATGCAACCATAGAAATGACTGACAAAGAGGCGATTATTAGAGCGCATAAGTTTGTTAATGAATTGGGATTAGTGGCAGGCGAGATAAGGGAACGCCAATTAAATAACCGCAATTGGAAGCCATTATGGGGATTTTATTGTGGGAAGGGTATACAAAATATATGCAATAAACCAATAGATTCCAAGTTGATAGCTCAAGGTTTCCTAGCTGGAATATATGACGCTGAGGGCTCCTACAGGAAGGGGTTACTACGGATAGCCAACAAAAAGAAACAAATAGCAGACGAAATTGAATTGGCTCTTTCCTTGATAGGTATTACTGCTAAATGTAATACACGAAACGATGGCTTATATGAGATACAATTTGCCTCACAAAAATTATGCCATCAATTCTGGCAATCTACTTCACCGGCAATCACCCGAAAAATTAGTCTCAATGGGCAGGGTGCCAATGGATACAAGATATTACAATCAAGCCAGCCTATGATTATAGCCATAGAGAAAATAGGTAAGCGAGATGTTAAGTGTCTTACCACAACGAGTGGTAATTTTATAGCTGATGGATTTGTCTCTCACAATTGCGAGAAGGTTAGAAAGGCAGGCTCCAGAGTGTACGCACATACTGGAGTGTGGTGCAAGCATATTAAGAGAGCCACTATCGAGATAACAGAGGGAGAACATGACAATAAGTAAATCAGGATTAAGATTGAACTGGGGGGTAGTTCATAAAAGAGGCGGAAAGTTGGTATCGAGACAGGCCATGATAGAGGGACCTGCACCAATAGATTGTGTAAGACCGTCTTGCCTTGTGAAATATATCATCAAGTCATGGCGATATGTTTTGGTGCTTTTGTACCACAGATATAGGACTGAATATGCGGAGGAATATCCCCAACTGGATATTCCCTTGAAATACAGGACAGGAGATTATGCCCCAGAAGGAATATGGTCGAGTATCTGGGAAATTATTAAAGTTCAAACAAGGAGGTTAATCACATGGCTCAAAGTCAAACGACAACCAACGAGGGTTATGGAGAACTCGGCAAGCTAGTATCAGGAGAGGCTGCATCTGCGGTTACTTCTGTAGTCTGTTATGAAAGCACTTGTACAGCTGCTGCTGAGACTTCTACCTATGCTTCGCCCGCTGCCACCAAGATTACGGATTCTGGGCTGAGCATAGCGGATGCCGATACTGTATCGTCTGTACAGACGACTACAGCAGACGACACAGTTCAGCTAGACCACCAGTTCACCGCTTCTGGCACGAAGACCGTAACAGGTTTTGGTATCTGTAACGATGAGGACGATGTTCTCTACGGTGAATGTTGCTTCAACGCTGGTATTGCTATGGAAAGTTCGGACACCCTCGATGTGCAAATGAAAATCCAGTTTAAGGCGGATTAGTGGCAGATAACTGGGTATCACCTACAGGGCATAATGACCTCGATGCATATGTTCAGGAGACGCAAGCCTATGATGGTAATGTAGCAACTGATGGTTGTTATACGGCAACAAACGGAGGCGAACTTGAGCTAACCATTGGCGCAATCGTCTGTGATAAGGTAAGAATACATGCCGCTGATTGGGATGTTGCAGACTTGCACAGTGACCCTACTGTTACGATTTCTGTCTATTATGGCGGGGCATACCATCAAATCTATACAGGCTCGATAACCAAAGACGCATGGATAGAGGTAATCGTTGGTAGCACGGAAGTTGTTACAAAGGCAAAAATTAGCTTTACGCTGGCTTCTTTGCATTATGGGCATATAAATGAGTTCGCTTTCAACTCCATCCCCCCCGAAATGGACACGGACGCTTGTACCGACGTGGACGGCAGTTCGTTCACTGCCAACGGGGAAGTCCTAACCGCAGTCGCAAGTTCAGTAACCACAAGGGGCTTTCACTATTCTAAGGTCTTTGACAACTTCGAGTGGGGGAGTGACGAAGACCCGCTTTCAGATGATGGTGGGGCGATAGATTGGACAACTGTGGCAAGTGGGGATAACAAAGCCGAGATAGACACAAGCCAACACTATACGGGCACTAGGAGTGCTCATTTCCATTATGTAGACGGGGAAGCCTATGGCTATTTTAGTCAAACTGCAGTTAGTGCGACGCAAGTATTGTTCACCAGATTCCGTAAAGACGATAGTAGTAAGTTCTTTATTTTTCATGGTAATGGTTCGTATCGTATATGGGTTCGGGTAGATGTTGATGAGGATATAGAGTACAACGATGGCTCATATCATGATACTGGGGCTGATGTCGAAGTAGGAACGTGGTATACGTTAGCTATCCAGAATGTAGACTGGGATAACCATACATACGATATTTATCTTAACGGTCTACTTATACAAAGCTCTGCTAGTATGGCATCGTCTTCAGGCGACGATAGTATTGTTCGGCTTTCTGCTCAATTAGGTGAAGCATGGGCTGACGAAGTAGCCGTCTGGGACATAGAAGATGAAGACGGAACATTCTCTGAAGGAACTTATGACTTACCTATAACAAGTCTGGACGCTAATACCCAATACTACGTTCAGGCTTTCGGTAAGAATTCAGTAGGGTATGGGTATGGGGATGTGGTTAGCCAAATTGTTCCAGTAGGTGCTGAATGTGCTGTAGGACTTGCTACCACCAGTTCAAGGACGGGGGGATTATCAAGGGCAGCGTCTAACGCTGTTGGATTAGTAACATCCGCACTGAAGCAACCCGCCAAGATAGTATCGCTTGCGGTGGGATTGGTAACTTCCGCATCTAGGACTTTAGGTGCTACAAGGGCTGCTTCCAAAGCGATAGGACTTGTAACATCTGCTTCTCGTACTAGTGGTATTCAGAGATTAGCCTCTAAAATAATAGGGTTAGTTACCAGTGCTTCTTTCGAGGTTTCGGGTGCTGCTGGGGTCAATGTTGAAAGAGGGGTCATTTCCCTTACCAACTCCACGCTTTCATCGGAGACAACCTTAACAGCTCCCGTTGATGTAGGACGAGCGTTTGTTATTGCTTCTGTTCGTAGCGACCAGGACTTCCCCGTTTACAGTTTAGCCAAGGTAGAATTAACCGATGAAGTAAGCGGGCAGTGGACTAAAGTAAAAGCCACCCGCAATACGGGGGGGACTGGGTATGACTGCTATGTAGAATGGCAGGTTATATCGGGAAGTGGCTTAACCGTCCAGACGGGGGAAAAGGTTTTCACCAATGACAATACCTCCGAGACCGTGCCTATAACCTCGATTGATACGACTAAGGCGTTTATAGTTCTGTCCAATACTGCAACATCGGCTAACGCAAGCCGTAGTTTCATAAGGGCGAAGATAAATAGTGCCACCGAGATTCAGTTTGACAGGGGTGATTCGGGTGCAACACCCGCTATAAGATGGTGGGTCGTGGAATGGAACGGTGCTACGGTTGAAAGCGGGACATCGAGTTTAACAGGGACGACAGTAACCCCCACGATTACAGAAGTAACGCTGGCTGAAAGCGTTTTATTCTACAATTACTACACGGATACGACCTATTACCCTAGCAGGGGCATGGTGCGAGGAAGGTTCACTTCGACAACCGAGGCAGAGTTTGCCAGGGGGTCTTCAGACGATAGCTGTGAGGTCTCTTACTTCGTTGTTTCCCATTCTAACTTCGCTACTCAATCTGCAGGGACTAACGAGATAACGGGTACCAGTGGTACATATACATTAACAACGCCAGTAAACGAAAGTGCTGCGTTCATGGCGACCCCCATCATGGGGAACGCCTACACCGATTCTGCGGCCACTGGCTTTGCAAAGGGGTATAACACCCATAAACTCTTTGAGGACGGTACAGAT